GCCATCTGACTCCTCCCACCACCAGCCGGTTTCATTACGTTTCCAGCCAGCTTCAGATAGACCACCTTCAATATCTTTCTTGAATTGCTCACGGCTAATGCCCCATTTTGCCAAGTAAGGGTAGGGATCTACATGATCTGAGTAGTTTCGAGGTTGATTGTATGTACAATACTGATGTGTCTTGATTCCTGCTAGACTGTCAGAATCCAGTGTTTTCGGAATTCCTGCTTCATCGGCAAGGTTTCGCAAAAGCTCAACATAGAGCTTATAATCACGCATAAACTCTTCTTTTGTGCTATGACTTTCAATAAGCTCAACTTGGCCGTATCCTTCAACGTTCCAGCCACCTCCTACGTCGTAGGCCCCCATGTCTGTATACCAGGTCTGCATCACACGGCCGTTGCCGACAACGTGCGAGAAAAATCCTGAATCAACAGGACGACGCATATGATAGTCCGCTTCGTTTTGGGCAGTTGAATTTGGATTTCCTGTTGAGTGTGCATGAATTTGTCTGTATGGTTGCTCCCCCACTTGTGGTAAGTCAGTTCTTAGTCTACTTGTATCAATATCCATTATTATTCCCCTTTCCACGCATCATTCATCTGTTTGACTGCTGACTCAACGAATGTATCCAAGTCCTTATCAGTCATGCTGATATTGTACTTATTGAGTTCAGCACGGATTTTCGTACGGGCTTGTTCCAGCTTTTCCTCGCCCTTGAAGCCTGTCTCTTGAGCTACTTGCTCCACAGCGTTGACCGCGTTCTTAGCAAGGACTTCGACAATCTTGACCGTCTGTTCGCCACCTTTTTTGATAAGGTATTCCTTGATTGATTTGACTGCGATTCCAGTCAAGATGACTAGAATGCTAATTGCTGCATTGATGATGATTTCGTTGATTTGATTCATTTTAATTTTCCTCTTTAATTTCTAATTCGAGAAACTTCTCGAACAATACTTTAACTGCTCCATTTCCACCGAGTTCGACGTAACTCTCGTAAAGTTTTGAGAGTTCTTCAATTTCGTGCTGATTAGTGAAGCCACGCTTAATAGCTTTTTTTAGGTTTTCTTGCAATCGAAAACGCTGCAGCCGTTGCAATCCTTTGCCGATTAGTGTCAAATTCTCATTATTTTCTTTTCCAATTTTTGCAACCTCTGAAGTTGATTTTTCAAGGTCTTCAATCTTGTCTGAAAGAGTGCCAATTTTCTTTTCAGTTTCTTTTGTGTTTTGCGTACTTTTGAAAGAGAAATAACTTGGAATGATGACAACCAAAACGGGCGTGAGTTTGTCTATTAAAGTTAGAAAGTCCAATCTAATCACCCTCTTTCTAAATTGGATGACTATTGAACAGGTTGTGTCTCTAGCTCGCTTTTAGGCGCTTCCCACTTCCACACTGCAAGGATTCCATTTTGTGATGGTGCGCCTTCAAGTTGTTTGAGTGCTTCCCCCTGGTAAATGAATTGTTGATTGGTTTGAATAAGGATGCGTTTCCCTTCGCCGTTCAATTCAACATGTTCAGGGTCTTCAATCGCAAACATTGAACCAGGTGCATAGTTTTCACCAGTTTTCGCAAGTGGGAAGAGTTCTACAAGTTCTTTGTAAGTTGTACCATAAGCAATTTTTTCACCCATGATTGAATCTTGAGCCATGACACGAACTACTTTGTTGATTCTGTTTGTGATTTCAAGCAGTTGATTCTGCTTGGTTTCGGTTTCAGTAAGCTTCTGTTCAGCTTGTTCGATTTTAGATTGAGCTTGAACGATTGCTGAGCCAGGATCTAGTTCAGCTTTAAGAATGTCAAGAACTGCTTGGATAAGTGTTTCTTCGTTTTCTTGAGTGCGGTCTCCCACAAGTTCACGTTGATTTGTGCTGTATCGGTTGCCATCTTGCAAGCGAATTTCTACAACTGTTTTGGTTTGGTCACCAAAACCACGAATATAAGGTTTAGTTGCGAGTGTGTAGTTGTTTACTGTCATTTTGTTTGTCCTTTCACTTCTTCAAATTTTGCTTTTAGTTCTTCATCTGATTCAATGATTCGTTTCATTTGCTCCAATTCCATAGCTGTAACTGTGTATAGAGCTTCTAGCGTAGCTGATTGAGTAGCTTCATTGCTGACTCGTTCGCTTAATGATTTAATTGTTAGACTACTAATCTGCTTGTCTTGTTCGTTCATGTTGTTTCCAACCTTTCTACTTTTTGGTTTAATTCTTGAATCGCCTTGATGAGATAAGGCAATAATGCAAATGTGTTATATGAGTAAGCACCGTCTGGATTTTCAAAAAAGGCTTCTGGTGCGTATTTCTGGACATCCTGCGCCATGATACCACATGAAATATCTTCAACTTTACCGTCATACTCTTTGCGATAAGAGTATGTTTTGAGCTTTTCGATAACATCCAGACCTGAGACTTGACTGTCTTTGATGTTGGTCTTGTATCGACGGTCTGACAAGTCTTTGTTCAAAGTAATCCAGTCGTATGTCCCGTTGTCTAAATAAAAATACAGATAACCGTTGTTAGCGTCCATGTTTGTATATCGTGGTGAACTCATCCAAAATCCATACTTGCCACCTGAAGCTCTGTTGTCATAGTAGATTTTACCGGTAACTCTAAGATTGCCATAGACAACAGGGGTGTTCCAAAAGTTTGCGGTGTTATAGCAGTACATTTCACCGTTGTTTTTAACAAACCAAGCCTGATTGCCCGGTTTCCCCCAGTTATCGCCCCAGTTAACCCAAAGAGCCGTTTGGCCTGCTTTCCATCCACCGTCAGACATTCCAACACGGAAACTGTTACTTCCAGTCAACCAGAAAACAGTCGGATCCTTCTCATGCGTACCAATTTGAAATCCACCAATCTTACCTTTGTAACCTTCAAGTAAGGTTGCTGATACTACTACTGAGCGTAGCTTGTTAATAAAGGCTGTTTTAGCAGCTAAAGTATCTGTGAATACATCACTAGCTACAAGCTTCTTCGCTAGTGCTGTGTCAAATATCAATTTGTCTGCTGCAATCGAATTCGAGCGAATGATGTCAGTGTTCAACGTTCCAATCCGTGCATCTCCCACGAATAAACGTTTGAAATAACCATCGATAGCTGTGATTTCATCTAGAAGCGTTCTACCTTTTAAACGGATTTTAGCAGCTTCAATCAGAATGTTATTGCTATTCAGATTGATTTGAGAAGAAATCGCACCAGATCCTGTCAAGGTTTGGATAGCGTAGGAATCATTTAGCTGTGACACTTGAGTCTGTGTGACTACATCTTGAGTTGATGTGTTGTCGCTGAAGCGTTTAGGAGGTTTGTCACCTCTAATAAGCGATACCTGACCAATTGCGACTTGTCCGTTCTTCATCAACCAAATTTCAAGAGGGAATTCTCTTGCTTTAGTCGATGATTTCTGGACGGTCATCGTACCTGTGATAATTTGAGTACCAGTTTTCGTAAGGGTAACTCTATCAGATGCAAGTCCTCCATCGGATGCCCATAGCTCGATTCCTAGAGGTGCATCTGGTAACACATCCACCCATACTTCCATGCGATAGCTGAGCTTTTCGCCTTTGGTAAAGGTTGAGGTGTTAAGTGGCAATGCGAAACCGTGATAGACTGCATTGGTCTTACCAGTATTTGTAATCCGTAGTAACTTAGTTCCAGCTTGAATCTCGATAACATTCGCATCTGCTTGCTTTTTGGCCCATTTGCTGAAATTCGTTGGATCATATACCAAGTTGAAATCTTCTAAGAAATTAGATACACGACTAACTAGGCCATCAGCAGTCTGAATCACTTGAGAGATAGACTCATTCTGTCTCTGAATCGTTTGTGTGTGACTCTTAACCGTATCGACTACATCGTTAAAATCAGCGACACTCACGATTTCAGAGGTGTTAACATCGTAGTCTGTCATTCTGTCTGAGCGTTCAAGTTTCATACCGCAGATTTCAAGACTACCACTGCCTGTTTGACCGAATTGAATTGAATTGTAGGTAGAATCTGCAGTAAATGTGAATTGATAGCGAATCCAATCTGTATTCGTGATAGGTTTGCTCATGAAACGATTACGATTGTTGGGAGCCCACGGATGAAGTAGTAAATTTACATTAGGTTTTACCACCTTTGCCCAGCAAGACATCGTATATTTTTCACCAACTATCAAGTTAATACCTTGTGCAATATCTTTATTCTCCCCGTTGGTGTTATTTACAATCCGAATGCCTTTTTTAATCGCGTTATGTGGCGAATCTGTAAGCGTTACGACTTCCGTCCTACCATTACCGCCTGAGTTATTTAGTCTCCAGGTGCCTTCTAAACCATTTCCAGAAGGGATGATGGATGAATTCTGCAAGAGGTTATCATTACGAATAACATCTCTCAATTTGGTTTCAATTCGTGAGATGGTTCTTTGGAATCCGTCAACCGAATTATTGACTATATTCTGGACTTGAGTAGCGTTTTGAAAACCTCTATCGGTGGCCAATCTGTCAAAGTCAGTGCGAGATAATTTCTCGATAATCTGGTCAGCTTGAACATCGATTCTGTTTTCAGCTATTCTCAACCTATCTGTCAGAGGGTCAAATTCTTGCTTAGTCACAAGTGTTCTGATTCTGTCTGTGATTTGCTCGATTTTAGCAAAGTTTGAATCAGACAAGCCTTTAGAAGTATTGGCAGACACTAGAGCGTTTCTAGATTCTTCCAGAGCTTCTTCAGCCGTCCGACTAACTGTTGAACCGATAGCGCGAATCTCTTCGATTTTGGTTCGCTGGTCTTCGAGCTTCTCGTTCATGCTGCTATCGAATGTTGAGAATCGATTGTCTATTTCATCCGATAAAGCACGTTTGTTTTCTTCTGCTTTGGCTTTGGCGAGTTCTATTTGGTCATTGAAATCCTGTTTGATTTGGTCAACCTTGGCATCGAATTCTCTGTCAGCTTCTTCAATTTGGTTTTGAAGTTGTTTCTCAAACTCGCTAAATTGTTCGATTTTCTTAGTGATTGTGCCAGCGTATGAATACTGTGCATCATTGCCAGCTTTACTATCAGCACTAATACGACTACGAAGCCCACCTTTAAAGTTGAAAGATTGACTTAGTACGGGAGATTTGAACGTCTCTCCCTTATTCGTTTTGATTGTTACCCATTGACCAACCTCAAGAAGAAGATGGCCTTGGAAGTTCAAGTTGAATGGATAGTATCGAATATCCTTGATTTTGTGATAAAGGTTATCCAAAATCGATTGAGTCATGAACGGATTCTCAATTTCAAGTGAACGACCTGTGCGAGTTCCGACAGTTAGCCCTTCTTTATCTTTCTTACAAGTGATACCAGCAATCTGATATTCAACTTCGCTCCTGGTTAAACCGTGTAAGAAATAATTATCTGCTGTAATCACGATGCCTGAGTCAGTTAATTCTTTGATTTCAAGTTTCCCTTCTCGGTTGAAAAAACAAGACATTCCGAGCATTTGAGTAGCTAGACTCAATACATCTCTGAATGTCATTTTCTTTTCTTTAGGTTTCGTTTCAATCGCATAGTTCATGGATGTGATATCCATGTTTTTGTTTGCTAGTTCTACACCAGCCTTTAAGCAGATTTCTTTGACGACTTGTCTGATTTCTGCTGGGAAGGTCAAGTCTGTGACATACTCACGGTTTAGCTTGAACATCCCGTCCATGAGGTCCAGTGTAGTTGTGTTTCTATTGCGGTCGATTTCAATATCATTGATGAAATATTCACCCATCTTCACCCATTCGTAGGTTCCATCGACAAAAAGACCGATTTCAGGATAAATCTTATCTAGCTTATTGAATGTCGTGATAATACTTGTAAAAGTAATCTTACCGCTACCAGCACACGTCCCACCAGGTTTGTAAGTATCGCCTTTGATGTAGCCATACTCAAAACTAGCCTCTTTGATGTCACTAGATTGGTAGGTTCCAACTCTGATAGCAAGAGTACGGTTCTTGGCAAACATAGCTTCATTGAATTTTTGTCGTCTGAATATATCCATGTTTTACCTACCTTTCTATCAGATTAAACTTGGCACCAGACCACGGTTTGAATTTCTCAGTAAATGAATAACTTGGAGCTGTTCTATCTCCGACATAAAACGTTTTAGTTGTTTGTCCTGACATCGGGTCAGGATAGGATACTGTGAAGAATTCAGGCGCTACGGCATTTAAAATCTGACTCATTTCACCCTGAGTCAGCATGCCCCACTCACAATTCAACTTTCTCTTAGTCGTGATACGGTCACGCACCATGTCCCCGTTAGCGTTTCGTCCTGTTTCTCCGTCAATGTCTTGGATGTCTACTTGAAAAGATTTGGGAGGCTTAACAGCCACCCCGTTAATGATTAAGCGTGCCATTTTACCTCCCTTTAAATGTTAAGCAAGACTTGTCCTGCACGTTCTTGTTCTCGATTGATTTCTTGGATGGCTACACGTCCAAATTCGTGTCCACCGATTTGAATCACGATGTCACCACTTCCACTGAATCCACTTGATTGTGTCAAATTACCACCTAGAGCGTTGACTACGGCACCACCTACAACACGTCCCATAGTTTGTAAGAATCCTGTATTTTCAAGAGGCATGACAACCTCTTTACCAGCTTCACCAATCATAGCTACTGTAGGACTGTCAACGATACCACCACGAGCCAAACGAGGAAGACTGACATAGCCAATGCTTCCTAGAGATACTCCAGGGATTTTGTTGATCATTCCGATAACACCGTTAATCATACCGATGAAGCCATTGACAACATTCTCAATAGTACCTAGAACCGCATTAACTGCGCTCTTGAATGCTCCACCTACTGCGCTACCAACCATTTGACCAGCGTTGACAAAGATATTCTTAACTGTGTTCCACACTCCAGAGAAGAAGCTACCAATCGTGCTGAATGCGTTCTTGACCGCTTCAAATGCTGTTTTGAAGATATTCCCGAACCACGTAGCAACGTTAGCAAGCGCAGTCGTCACATCGTTCCATCGCTCGCCGAACCAAGTTCCGATTGATGAAAACACATTCGTTAGCGCGTCCCAAGCCTTCTGAAACATGTCGCCAAACCACTTAGCGACATCTGCTAAAGCTGTTGTGATGTCGTTCCATCGTTCTGAGAACCATTCTCCGAGAGGTGTGAAGATAGCCACAATACCATCCCAAATTCCTTGGAAGATTGCTACAATCGTATCCCAGATAACTTTCAAAACTGCTACTGTTAAATCTAACAATCCAGTTAAGATTGTAGACAAGATGCTCATGATAGCATCGCCTGTTTCAGTGAAGCCATCGAAAATCTTGCTTATATCACCGGTAAGGATACCTGTGATAATATCAAACACGCCTTTGAGGAAGTCGGCTATTCCTCCCAAAATATCTGCAGCAGTATTAAATAATACACGGAAGACTTCTCCGATATATTCAAGAGTTGGAGCTAGAACTTTCGTTAATTGTTCAATAATAAAGCTGATAACTGGTGCTAAATAAGCATTGATGACTTGTGACATTTCTTGGAAGCTAGCGACCATGTCCAAAATCTTTTGAATCAATGGTGAAATGTGCTTACCGATTGTATCGGAGAAACCTTGACCGATTTTCTTGATGACCGGTTGGATATGATTGTTCCAGCCTTTTACAATTACGCTAACAAAACCAGATATAGCCTTAGTTGATGACTCAATCGACGGTCTAATATAATTATCATACACACGACTGATTGAATCAGACATATCATTGATTGCTTGTTCAGCACTTTCAAAGATTGGAGCAATGTCAGACAAAGTATTTGAGAAAATTTCAGCAATGCCAGGCATATTATCCGTAACAATTCGCTCAATCCCTTGCATAAGATCGCCACCAAACTTGTAGCTAATCTCTACAATACTTGAACGAATCGCTAAAATGGATGACACAATCGAACTTCCGATACGAATAGCACCAGTCGATGTAATGACATCATAGAAGCCGTCTGCGAACGCTTGAGCAATGTTTCCGGCCGAGGCAAACATATTGCCCGTGTTTTCAAATTCTGCCACCAGAGCGCGGATGATGCGCTCTTTTTGGCGCCCTAAACCATTTGCGATACTTTCGGCAAGGAAAACACCGATACCAACTCCAACCGTTGCCAGAGAGCCTGTAATCTGCCCTAGAGAGTATACTATCTTCTCAGTCATTGTATTAAAGGCATTGACTACTCGTGGATCAGTAGCGATTTCTTCAAGCGTAGTCTTGATTTGGCCAAGACCAATCTTGATACGTTCTAGCCCCTCAGCTCTAAACGCAGCGTTAAAACCTTTACCAAATAGGTCAAATAAACCTTTTAGTTTATCTCCAAGACCATCAAAGATGCTCTTGAATTGGTTATCCATATCGGTAAGAGCTACTTCTGGCAAGATATCCTTGAAAGGTGCGCCACCGCCTCCCTTTCCTTTCTTACCTTTACCTCCGCCGCCTCCGCCTTTGCCTTTTCCAGCACCGTCATCATCACCAGAATCATCTTTCTTACCTAATAGGTTGATTTCATCAAATCCCATTAGACCAAGTAATTCCTTAACGGCTTTCTTGGCTGACTTGGCTGTGTCGTCGAGGTTATCAGCCATACCACCTGAAGCATCGTCTGCATCATCCATGGCATCAGCAAGGTCACCAGCTCCGCCTGCTGCATCTTTTAAAGCATCACCAGCGCTACTTGCTGCACTAGCTACACCGCTATCTTTAACGGTCGCTTTCTTGTTAAATAGTAAGGCAATGAACTCTGCTAATTTACCAGTGACATTCTTCAATACCATAGCAAACGAGTTCAAGACCGGCATGACTGCGTTCACGATTGGTAGCAATGCGTTCCCTACGTTAAGTGCAGCATCTTTCAATAATGATTTAAATAAGCTGATTCGTCCGTTGACTGACTGAGACAAGGTCGTACCATATTTAGCAGTTGCTTGTTCCAGGATAGCCATCAAACGGATTTGTTGTTGGGTTTGGTAGTCTAGTTGGTCCCAGCTTTGGCCATTTGCAAAACGTTTAAACGCTTCAGTAGACTGAATCATAGCCACATTGACGTTGATTCCCAAATCTTCAATTGCTTCGGTGTTTCCTAGCAAACCAGAGCGAATACGCTCCATGACGTCCGTGATACTACGTCCTGAGCCTTCTGCTACAACTGCGGATGTCTGAAGCATCTTAGCAGTATAGGCACTAAGCTTGTTTGAGTCTTTGATGAATCCAGAAAATAAGTTTGAATAAACCGCCCCGTATTTTGTCGCTTCACCAACACCCATGTTCATAGCGCTCGCATTGTCGTTAACCCATTTTAAGAATGTCTGTGAGCTCTCGCCCATTTGGCGCTTAATTTGATTGACTGCTGCTGTGACTTCAAGAGCCATCTGCGTTGAGTACATGCCGACGTCTAACATTTTCTTGCCAAGATAGGCAAATCCAGCGAATTTGGCTAATTTACCAAACACACCTAACATTGAGCCAGACTGTGCCTTGATTTTGTCAGTGGATGACTGTACTTTGTTAGAGGCATCTTTGACCTTGTTCTCGACTTCTTTCATCTTGTTTTTGAAAGGTGCGATTTCGGCATCAATCATTACCTTGAGCTCATCGAGAGTAACCCCCATCTATTCTCCTTTCATCTTCATTTTTCGATTGTGACTCTCAGCGAATGCTCGCATACGTTCCTTATGCATCCTCATTTCTTGCTCTTGCCTTGCCCTCTCAACTTGAGCCCTTTCTTCCTGGAACAATTCCGGAGCATAGTCCCAAACTTCAAGCGGTTTGGCATCTTTCGAGAGTAGCAATGAAACATTGTTTGCTATCATCTGCGAAAGTCTGTAAGATTCAACAATTTTTTCTTTTTGCTTTTGAATCGTGACACGATTGTGACTTTCAATCATATCCCTAATCTCAAGTATGGTTAAATCCCAAAAATCGAGAGGCTTGCCCCCGATATCTAAGAACATCGGGTATAGCCTCTCAACCATTTCTTTTACTGAATGGACAGTAGTCTCTCCTAGTCGACTACTTCCATTTTGGCTTTGGATTTCTTGGGAGCTTTCTTCTTGCTTTTTTCCTCCCGTGGCATAAAACCCGATACTTGAAGCATCGGCAAGACAACATCTGCCATAAACGCTGCCTGGTCACCGCCATTGTCCACGTAAGAATCATATAGATCAGATACATCTTCGAATGAAATGCCGTGTTCGTATTTCTGAAGCGCTCCGTGAGTTAAGAGCAACATCACCTTCAAAGGTGGCAATGCAAAAGACTCGCCTTCAGCAGGCATGAACACCTTGAGCAAGTTCACTCCGATTTTTTCTTCGACTTTCGTCGCTTGCAAGGATGTGAGGCGGAGTTTCAATTCCTTATCCTCACTGACTTGCCAAACTGCGTATGGTAGAGTAGTCATCTATTAACCTCCAATTCCGTCTGTGAATTCAAGTTCAGATTGCAATGCAATCTTGAGAGTAAACTCAATAACAGAGTTCACACCACCACCGCCAAGTTTGACAGATACCTGTCCTTCAAATTTAACCTTGGTCCCATCTGGGTAAGCCTGTTCAAAGAAGAGTTTTGTCTTGTCGTCTGCTGCTTTACGTAAAACACGATAAGGAGCATTTGCACCATCGTTCTTGTATGCGAACTTGTACTCAAGTTCTCCAGCATCGCCAATACCAAACTCATATTTTTTAACCTTGTCTTCAAGGGTGGTATTTTCAACCTTTTCAGGCTCGATACCGAATTCAGGCACTTCTTTAAGACCTACAAGTTTTGTGTAAGTTCCTTTAGCTGTTCCATAAGAAAGCGTAATTCCGTTTGCTAACATTTATTAATTCTCCATTCTGTATTGATAAACCAATTCTGAATTTAGGTCGACGATACCTTCGAATCGCATCAACTTATGACGCAAGTGTGATGGATCTGGAACGTCTTGACAGTCCGTTCTTCGCAATCCCAACGATGCAAAAATCTTGTCGATTTCAACCGCTAGACCACTTGTACTGTCTTTGTCGAATATATCAACCTTGTAGCGGATATTCGACTTGCGCTCTTTCTCGTCATACCATTCACCTGGTTTGTTTTGTTCTTCCAAAAAAATGACGACCGGGAAGTTCTCCCAATCGTCCGGATAAGTATCGGTCACATTATCTGCGACCTTCTGCAATTCTTTGTAAATTACGGGTTTAATATTAATCATTATATCTGCTCCTTCAGCTTCCTACTTATGTATTTAGAAATACTTCTTGATACACGGTCATGATTGTCTTTCAACGCAGGGTACAAGTAAGGTTGCGCTGGCTGACCATACATCTTGTAGAACTCTCCTATTTTTTGAAAATGGTAAGATCCTACGTTGATTTGGTCTTCATGCACATACCAAGGCGTGGACCGATAAGACACGCTCACTTCTGGCGATATGCCTGAATGATTAGCTAGTCCTTTCGGACCTGTTCCAAGTTCGACATAAGCGCCGTGGTCTGAATTCGTGAATATTTCGCTTGATATCTTGTTGCCGTTCACTTTCAACCGGACTCTGATGCTATTTCTCAACTCGCCTTCATTCGCTGGTGCTCTGAGTTTTGCTTCAGGTTGAACGACTGTCTTAGCAGCATGCAAGACCGCTTGGCCTACAAACTCATTAGTCCTTGCTCCGTAGAGCTTACGGCATTTAGCGATTAAGCTATCTGCTCCGATTAAACCTGACACGTTCTAACTCCAATACTTGATGTTGACTATACACTTTCTTTGAGATAACCCGATGTGTGACTTCTGTCTTACTTTCGATACAAACGCCATCTTTGACGTTAATATCTGCATTCTTGCTCGCATTCGCATTCAGGATATCATTCAAGCGTTCACCATATATTTCAGATTGTAGTTTGCTACTTGCAGGCCACAATTCAAGCCTTATTTCTTCAACTGTTTCAGTGTACCCTTCCTTAGCGATTCCCTCATCTGTCACGATTTTCTTGAACCGTTTGAGGTTATAAGGTTTTAGTCTATTCTTTTTCAAAAACATGACCTGCCACCCTCGCTAAACGATGCATCCGAATACGTTGTAAAAGTCCCGTAGACAATCCGTTTTCTCCGTAGGTAACAGATATACCGCCTTCGCTCCTTGACTGCTCTCCCTCGCTTCCTGAACGATTGTAGAGCTCGATTACAAGCTCTGGGATAAGTCTTTTAAGCGCTGGCGTTAGATTGTCTCGATTAGTTTCTGATAAAATGATATTTTCTGCCCGTAAAATCAAAGACGAGAGGACTGCTTCGTCACTCTCGTCTGTCAATGTTTTTAGTTTTCCAAGTTCCATAAGACCTCCTAGTCTAAAGGAGTCGTCTCGTCTCCTTGTGCTTCGGTTTCTTCTTCGTCAATGATTTCAACTACATCTGCGATATCAACCGAGAACCCTTCCTTGAGATTATGCGACAGTTCGTCAAAACGTCCTTCTGTCATCTCAAAGATTTCGTTCTCTTGTCGAACTACATTAGCTTGCCAATCATTGAACGCTTGCTTGACTCTGACTTTCATGGGTCAGACCTCGTTATTTAACCTTCCAGTTAGCTGAGTCAGAATCTGGTTTGTTGGTTGATCCAGTGATGTCTTTGATAGCAATATAGACTTTATCTTCATAAGTCACTGTGTCGCCTTTTTTGTAATCTGAACCAGACTTCCATGCTTTTGCACGGTTCACTGTTTTTCCTTGAGCTGATTCTTTAGAAGCAGGTTTAGCATCTGCAATTGTGATGATGTATTTTTGGAAATGTTCAAGAACATAAGCGCCTGTGTAGAGCAATTGTTCTACCAATTCACCAAAACGACCAGGCACATTGTCATTGTACTTAGTATTGTCAATTTGAATTGGTGATGTAACGACACCTGGGGCAGTAGCAAGGGCGTTAACATTTGGCAAGAATTTAGAAGGTACTTTGTAGACTGTGTAGTCATCCAATTCACCAACGTATCCTTTTCCAAGAACCTTCTTGTCTGCGTCACCTTGTGGCAAGCGTACGATTTCAGACTTGATAGCTTTGTAGAAACTTGGTGTCACAAAGAGCAAGCGTTCTTTAGTGATTCCGAGCTCGTCCAATTTTTCAGAAACATCAAGAACTGCATTGTAAGCGTTGTTTGCGCCTGCTGTTTTGCTCATAACCACATTATCACTTACATTTCCGAGCGCTGCATCAAAACGAAGTTTGTCAAGGTATGGAGCGACTACTTCGGCAGCCTGACGAGCAATCACATACTCAATGTTTACTTGACCATTTGAGTCACGTTCGTCCAACTGGTCAACGAAACGGCCCCAGTATTTTTCTTCTTCAAGAGTGTAGACCTTTTCTTCAACTTCAACGTGGTCAAATTCATTGTCTTTGTTACGTTTGTAGTCCTTAAGCTCGGTTGTGTTACCTGTTGCAACTGTGAATGAGCGACCGTTTAGAGTTACTGCTTCATTTGGTGTTAAGAGTGGTGTTGCGTATGAATTTACCGCAAGGACATCCTCGATAATTCCAAGGTGTTTCTTGCGTGATTCTGCTGTGTTTAATGCTTCAAATGCCATTTATTTTTACCTCATTTTTTTTATTTTCTAGCGCAAAAAGTCCTGTTTCCATTTTTCGGTGACTTCTTGCTGATTTGTTGGCGCAGTCTTGATAGGCGCGCTACCTTTCATTCGGTCAGATACACCTTTCTGGACTGCATCCTCCCAAGTTTTCTGAATGCTTGCAACTGATTCAGTCACGGCTTCAGCGTTTGACAAATCAACCACGGACACTAATTCAACTGGTAAGCCACGTTCACTTAACATTGCTTTAGCTTCTGCGGTCAATTCTTTACGAGCAATCGCCTGTTCACGATTAGCTAGTTCTTGCTCACGCTGATCTAACTGATATTTCTGTTTCTCGTCAGCGTTCATCTTGGCAAGTTTTTTAGCTTCGTTTTCTTTGGCTTCTTGCTCTGATTTCCACTTAGCAAACTTCTTGTTGATGATTTCATCAACTTCTGCATCTGTGTACTTCTTCTCGTCTTGCGGTTGGGTTTCGATAGTAGGTTCTGCAGGTACCTTTTGTTCTTCAACCGTTTCGACTGTTTGTGTTTCTTCGTTCATTACGAACCTCCTATTTTTAAAGTCGTCCCCGACTGTATAATTCCATGGCTTTTTTTGTCATCAATGCTCGGACAATCAAAAAAACCGCCTCAAATTCGACACGGTTTATAGCAATTTACAGTGGTTTATAGCAGTCTGTTCCTGCTAGTCAAGATGTTGGATCACCTCCTAATCTTTAATAGCACGATTTGAAACCTTGGCGTAAACATCCACATAAGTCTCTTTCTTGTCTCCATTATGCGTGATTTCTGCATAATTTCCACAATGCTCGTTTGATGTAATTGTGTTCGTACTAACAAGAGCTTTCCAATTTTGAAGGGTCTTGCTAAACCAAACTACAAAGCAGTCTTCTGCTTTGATTTCACGATCTGATAAGCGCGAAAATTCTTGTGATGCCAATTGTTTTGCTTTTTCTAACATTTCATTCCTCCGTTTTTTCATATGTTTCTGCAAAAATATCAGGCTTGCATGGATAAAACTCGCTTTGAACTCCTTTAATAATGTAGTCACCTTCGGTCGCAATCATCAATCCTTCAAGTGTTTCTATTTTTAAAATTGGATTATCTAGGTCAGCATAATCAATCCGGACTGGATCTAATCCTAATTCTGACAATTTTAAAATTGATTCTTCAGTATCTACGAACTGAACAGCCTCAATTACAATAGGTTTCTTTCTATATTTCATTTCTTCAATCCTTTCTTTATGCCATCAATTATCCCGCTAATTAACGCTGAAATAATAAAGATTAAAAACAAAAATACCAACCACCCAAAAGCGATTGATATCCATTCCCAAATAAACATTAGCTCCTCCTTTCTGAGCACGAAAAAAGCACTTAGATTTTTCTAGGTGCTTAATATTCATAGCCGATTTCTTTTTTCATTTCATCAAAGTCGCGTTTTATTTTTGGATTGATTACATACTCTTCAGCAAGTGGACCATATCCAATACCTTCTGGGGTTGCTAAAATAGCCTTGACGTTACTAACATCTTCTTCAGTGAAATCATCTGAAAAACTCATCCATTTGTAAAAAGAATCTAATAGAATTTCTACAACAAAACCTCTTCGATTTACATCTACAAGAGCGCAGCGACCGTCTGTTAGTGTAACTAGAATGTTGTTACGACTATCATCTATTCCTAATATTTTATTCAACTCGAACAAATTTTTCACCCTCTTTCACGAAAACATCAATCCCATATGACTTCAACGCATTGATTTGATTGTTATTTGGTATTTTATTAGTGAAGTACATACTGGAGATATCCGTCAATCCAACATCCCCATGGAATTGAGCCTCAATATATCTGATTCCTAACGTTTTTGTTAACTCTTCAGGCGTTCTTGCATTTTTATTTTTCAAAAGTTCGACATAATCTTGTAAATAATTTTTGTCAATACTTAAAAGATGAGGCGAATTAGGGTTATCCGCAACTAAATCCTTGTAGACAGCAGGACCCAAACTATTGTTTATAGTGAACGTTGTTCTTGATAACATTTTATCTTTAGAAAAACGAACAATTACATCTCCATATTGCGAAACGCCACCCCAGCTTTTTGAATTGTATAGAAAATCTTCATAAGGGTCTTTATTTCCGAAGTAACCATACTTTTCATAGTCATGTTTCTTCAACCTTTTCCCTTGTAAACCAAAAAGCTGTTCATTTGCTTGGCGACGATACTTCAAGTTTACAGTACCACCGCTTGTTCCTGTTTCGAACTGATTCAAAATTCTAGTTGAATCTATCAGTTTATCTATGTTTTCAGATTTGAAGCGCATAGATAATTCGCTGTTTTCTAAAACATCTTTAATCTTATTGCTGGCCAACTCTATATCTTCAAAAGATAATTGCTTTTCTACGTAATCATTATACCACTTTCTAGCATGATGGTCAAAATTAGAAAGAGTTTTTTGTTTTAAATCTAATCCATTTGAAAACGAATCCATAAAAGCGTTCTTTTGTTCTTTTTCATCTTTGACAACATACTTGCTATACCACTCTTTATAACTCATATCAGCAGGTACGTACTCGACCTTTCCTGTTTCAGGATTTCTAGCCCTGCGTTCTAACTTGCTGTAGTCGATATCATCATCGTGTGCGATGGTTGTAGACCGACACCATGGATGTAAAGGTGGGTAGTTGACACCAGGTACAGCCTTGTCCGTATCGTAAACCTTGTTGTCGTGCTCCTGGCAAATGTGAGACGTGCGCTTGTCTAAGACTGCTACGAATTTATACTTTGTAATCTCGGCATCTTCATAACTGAGCAGTTCCATTTGATTATGGAAGAACGCTGACTCAGTGCGAACCAAGCGCCTAGCTTTGTTTTGACCAACCTCAAAACGTTCAGCGATTGCTTGAGATGTATCTCTTACGCTTCGGCCAGTCATGAGACTTACTAAAAGCTCGTCTTTCACACTTGAAGCGAGCGCCCCAGTATTTGACCATATCCTATCTGAATAGGCTTCTCCTGTCCACTTTAGACCTTGTAGACGTTTGATTTCTGTTTCAGGTAAGTCGGAGAAACTATAAGCGAGCCCTGTCTGTTGTTGTAGGTCGAAGGTAGCCCTATAGTAGCTATCCTTCATCAAGTCGCTATAAAATGAATCTGAGCCTTTCTTCTCAGAATGATAGATAGACTCACGCATCAAATCTAAGTCAGCACTTAACCGTTCAAGTCGCTTCATGCGATAAGCATAAGCTGGACTGTCTAAATCAGCAAGTAATCGTTGGATATTCGGGTCATTCGGTCTGGCTTCGAGAACCTTTCGAAGTTCGTTTAGGTCCTTTTGGCCCTTCACGTTCTTTAAGACATGACGAGCATCACGTTCACTCAAACCATAATCACGCTGAAACTTGTCAAAGATTTTGTTGATTTGTTTGTCTAAATAGGCTTTAGATTGTCTATAAATCTCGTCGAACTTGTCTGCTTGCTTCTCAGCCTTATCCATCTGCTCATAGATGAGATTAGCCTTCCTCTTGGCCCAGTAGTCTTGGTTCTTCATCTGTCACCTCTTCGTCTGGCTTCGTGTTCGTCTGATTAAAGAATGGTACACGTTCCATGTTCTTTTCTTTCTCTTCCTCGAGGTCTTCCAATTCAGCATCAGGATCTTCAACGAATGGCAAGAGAGAAATAAGCTGACGAAGTGACACCTTACCTTCAAGATTATTGATAACCTGTGACAATTCAAGTAAGTTTTTAGGCAATCCACGGCTAAACTGTGGCACGATTGAATGTGCTTCAAGAGCGATCTGCTGCATGCCCAGATAATGAGCAAAGATAGCAATACGTTGACGGATGCCACGCTTGTAGTTCGCTTCTTTGGTCTTAGTAATCATCTCGAGACCTAGCAACTTAAACTCCATGGCTACGCCTGAGCTATTCCCTGCAAAGTTCTCATCTGTCAGATTTGGCACATGGCTAAATGTGTAGATGTCTTCCTTCAGAGCCTTACGCAAGATTTCAGTAGCGTTCTCATCCAGGGCGTTCTTTAAGAAGTCAGCCTTGGCATCTGTTGGCAATTCTAAAAGTCCTTCTTCAGCAAGGATTCTCATTGCTTCTCTGGCGTCTTCCAGGTTGTCAGCTAACTGCGCACCGTACAATACGAGAATAGACTCGACTGCTTGTTCTTTGTCATTGACACGATTACCCATCAACGAGTTATAAGCATCGATTAAGCTAATCTGTTGTTCATAGTCACCAATCGCAAAGTGATTATTTCGGTATTCGATAATCGGAACCTGACCAAGATTGTGAGGTTCTACTTGTTCATCCTGTGTTGTTCCTGCACTTGAATCATGCAGCACAATGTGATAGTGCAGATTTTGAGTAAAGACTTCAGCTTGATACTTAGTAGCATCCTTTGTATCATCCTTTATTTCGTAGTAGTACACTGCAAAGAGAACCTTGCGTTCAATGCTATCATCGTAAACCAGGAATACATTCTCGGGATCTACGCTAGTAGAATCGAGTTCAGTCAGTCCTTCTTTGGCATAGATGTACTCGTAAGCACGTCCGTAGATAGACATGTTCAATGCATTCTGTGTATCAACCTGGTCAATCTCAGCACCATCAAATGCCACAAGCAAAGATTCAATATCGCCTTCAGCAGTATTATTGTACTTAATAGCGTTGCCCATGAAATAACCTGTGGCAGTGTCCGAAATATCTTTCGCATGGTTTGCTACTGTTTTAAAGTTTGGAGCATTCTTATTTCGTCGCTCATGGTTTAAAATAGCATGTTCGCCCATGTAGTATTTCTTCAAATCCTTCAAACGCTTGCGTTCTTGTTTGTGCTTCTGGATCAGCTTGTAAATCAATTCCTTGTTCAAAGCTGTTTCGTCATATCCCTCTCGCGGATAAGTTAAAATCTGATACATTTAATTCCTTTCTATAAGCCAAAATCTGACCGTCTTCGGACAGTAGCTTTGACACCTTCAATACATTGAAGACTATATCGTAGCGCGTCCATCAAGTGGTTATTCTTATCTTCTGGCTTGTTCAACCAATTACCTTCTTTATCGCGTTGATAACAATAACTGTAAAATTCGTCCATGATATGTTCACATTTCGGATGCACATAAATAGCGTATCCTTGCAATTTGGATACGCCTGCCATGATACTATCCTTTCCTTTCCTACTCTCTTTGATTCGAGATATGCCATGCTCCGACCTAAGTTCTTCAATCAATCGAGACTCTGCGCTATCTGCGATAATTGTCGAACGATGATAACCTTTATCTTTTATCATCTTAGCGACTTCCTTGGTTATCAGACCGACTCGGTACGCTTCATCAAAGATGTGTATTTCTTTCGTCGTGTCGTTTATCAACGAGCAACATAAAGCTGTTGGATCGTGAGTAAAACCAAAGTCAAGACCGATACATAGTTTGTTGTCAGGGTTTCGTAACAACTCATCTTTATCAAATTCCTTGACAGTCACGTTGTTGTAGATTAATCCTTCAGCGACACCCCATTCGCCATCACAAACGATTCTTGCACGCCTTGGATTCGTATGATACAAGTCTTCATAACGCTTGATATCGACTTCATCCAGCCACTCATTGCATCGATAAGTAGTCGTCATCGAAAGTGTATCGGCTCGTCTAGTTTCTTCGTCAAAGAAAACGCGTTTGAGCCAATGCCTCTCATTCCACGGGTTAAACGTGACTGTGATTTGTTTAAAGAAATCAGGCACATCTAAGCTACCACGGATAGACTCGACGACTGTACTGAACTTGTCTTCAGTTTCGATTTGATACGCTTCCTCAAACCATGCCCAGCATAAGATACCTACATCGACCGTGATAGATGTGATTTTAAGTTCATCATCCAAACCGCGGAAGAGAATCTTCTGACCTGTTTCTTTGACAGTTATCTCAGGCAATGACTCGTTGAATTTGAATTTATGAGCGACTTTTAGTTGGTTAGCTGCCCACTTGAAATCCGTGTAAGTCGATTGCTTATTCGTATTCGAGTATCTACGAATAACAAGTAAGTTTGCCCAAGGATATTTCAAAATACGGGTAACATAATTCAAAGCTGTTGTCTTCGATTTCTTCGAACCACGGGAGCCTTTGACAACTCGATAAAGATTTCTCGAACGCCAGAACTGACCATATCCACTACCTACCATCTTGGGTAGATCTACGACAATATCGTTCTGTTTAATCTGGTATGTCTGACTCATTCGCAAACACCACCGTTCCAGAAACATCAATTTCAGATTTATCCGTCCAAAGTCTATGACGTTTACCCAGAAGTTCAGCAGCTTTAATTCTATCTTTGGCTCCAACATCAATATCAATAACTTGTTGACCAAGTTCACCAATACTACAGAGAGTCTGTTCTTGAGTCTCCCCTCGCATGACTGAAGTGAGATAACCAAGAACCTCTTGTTGGTCAGCAATCTTTTCAGAATCAAGCTGTTTCAGTCGTTCATCTATATAGGTTTTAATCTTAGGATTCTTTAGTAACTTGTGACCTTCAACACCTGCCACTCTATCGCTAGAAGCGCGATAACCCGCTTTCTTATAAGATTCAGTCGCATTACCCGAGATGATGTACTCATCTGCAAACTTCTTTTGTTTTATCGTTAAATCATTCAATTTTCCATCACCACCTTTTTAATAATTAAAAAAAGCCACTCGATGAGTGACTTAATGCAAGGCGACTACTACCTTGCGTGTTAATTAGAAATCAATTTGAAGTTTTCCTTTTTTTATTTTTTGTAGTCATTTAAAACCTCTGAGGGAATCAAACCCTCTAGCTTATAACTTACCTAGGATATAAGTAGCTACGCAATCATGCAAGGTCTAGTCGCTCCGCAACCATTTGTAAGTTAATGGGTGATATATTGACGCTCACCCCTTAATTCTTGATACTACCATTTTAACAGATTTTTAGAACCGCGCCGTCCCAAATAGTCCCATTTTGAACTTATGACATCAGATAACTTCTTCTAGGGCTAAAATTGCCTCATTCTTTAATCTGTAATAGGTTGTACGGCTCATTTTCAAGTCATAACAAATACTATCAGCTGTACCTTTATTGATATAAGTCATTCTCAGGATTGTTCTGTGCTTAGGATTTGTCAGCTTGTTAATCATCCGCCCTAATTCCATTTTACGATTGATAACAACATTAGTGTCCTTCTCGATTTCATCCTTCATCGTGATCAACTGAGCATATACATCATCAATCTTTCTTGTCTGCCCACCTTTTACTTTAGCTTCGGCCCACTTTGGACTTGAGAGCAGGCCAGCCTCAAGTTCGTTGATTTCGTCAATACGACTTTGGATATCCATGTCAAGGTTCTGCAATTCGCTTAAAAGCTCTTTAGCCTTCACTCTCTATCTCCTTTTATGATATAATAATAGTGTGTTAATTATAGCTGAGGCAGAGAGTGTCTTGGCTTTTTTTAATGCCATTATCATCTATGTTCTACAATGGTTTTTCCTCAATTGTGCCTGCTCGTTCTCTATCTCCTCAATAAGCCATTCAAGGTTCTTACGTGCCTTTTTCAAATCCTCAAGACCGTTTTTCTTCTGAAATCGCAGTTGATACTTCAAGGCATTTCCGAGATAAAAACCCTTTAATTGTTCTGGTGTCATGAAGTTTCTTAAAGCATCGATAGACTCCATACCGTATCTACCTTGATAGTGGCTTGGTTTATTTACGTTATCAATTATTTCTGGGTTCATTTGATAGCCTCCAAAAGTTCTGGATTCTCGTAGATGTTGCCGATGATTTCGAGGATATCAGCAATCTCTTTAGCATCCTCTTCAAATTCTTCTAAAACTGCACTATCTGCAATAAATTCAACCTTGCCTTTTTGTTCTACGTAAAAGCCTAGCGTGTTATGTCTCTTCATACACATAACATCTTTACCATTTGTAATAATATCCCCCTCAAAGATTTCCTTGTTATTTCTGTCAAAAAGACCTGTTGATTGCATGATGACTAGATTGTCAACGAAAACATAATCTGGACTAACAAAGACAGAGGATTGATCAACTACTACAACTTGTCCGCTTTCTGTTATTGCGAAAGTATCTTTAAATATCTCTTTATTTGTGGTATCCCACGCTCTAAATTTTGGTACCATACCAAATCCTCCTTTTCATCTTCTAAAGTAATTTTATTTGTTTTTCATAGTCATTGAGTCTCTGTTGAGCAAGGTTGAAGATGTCTTTGTCAAGCTCACAACCAACATATTCAAAACCTAACTCCTGACAAGCAATCAAGCTACTTGCTGAACCGACATGAGTATCAAGAATCTTATCTCCGGCTTTTGCGTAGTTTTGCAGCAACCAGAAATAAAGATTGATGGGTTTTTGGGTTGGATGAATTCTAACCTCATTCAAAGCCTTGTTTCCTTGCTAGATATGACCTTCGGATATTGACTTTCCTTGCATCATGCCATTCCACATATAGCGAAATAGTCGCGTGCTATCATGCAAACTGCAGTATGCTAGCTCGCAATCTGAGAAACTTGACTGGCCATTAACTTTATCCCAAACGATACGGCCAGAACCAAAAGAATAGTTGAAGTAGTTCACACCCCAAATGATTTGATTTTTTGAAACTCTAAATAACTCATCAAAATAATCTCTATTTGGAATTTTCCACTCTGATGTTTTACCATAAAGTCTATTGACACCAATCGGACTGATTTTGTTCCCATAAAATTTTCTTTGTTCTGGACCAGAAAAATATGGTGGATCTACAATAGCTAAATCAAAATAGTTATCAGGATATCTTTTCATGACATCCATACAATCTTCGTTGAGAAATAATTTCAAGTTCTCACCTCATCCATCTTAACTTTATACATTCGATTCCCTCGATACTTGCTTTCTAGCTGAGCCTTGCATTTGGTAGCATCACCCACTTTCTTAAAGAAGTGAGTTTCGTCTACCATGTTGTCAAAAAATAATGTTACTGTGTATGACATTTCTTCTCCTATACTTATTAAAAAATATTTTTATTTCGTGAATACTTTTTACACGGTTACAGGTTACATCACTTTTCAAAAAACATATTTTATAAAAAACAAGAATGCTGTTATATCAACGTTTATAGCACTTGCTATTTTTACTTATTAAATATTTTATATAAATGATGTAACCTTACTAATATACACCCTAAAACATCAGTAGTATCAACGGTTTAGGAGGGTTACATCACTTTTTTTAAAATTTTATCAAAAACAGCACTCAAACCATTGATATAACTGACTTTTCTTGCGGTTACATCAATGATGTAACCTGATGTAACCGAAGCACGATTTTTGACCATTTTTTGCCTAAAAGGTTACATCATTTTCACTAAGGTTACATCACTTCTGTTTGTATATTTTTTCTAAAATATGCACGTAGTGTCTTCCCTTTAACCTTCTTTATTTTGTATTCCCAATCCTGATTATTGTCCATAATCAACTTGATCTTCCTAGCAATCTTTTCACCTCTCGCGCTATCGATATCAAAGACATTCTTTAATATCTGTTTGGCAGACACACTCGATTGAAGCTTCACACCTTCATATATCAGGCCGGACTCATTGCGATAGCTACCGTCATTAAAGTAGCACCAGGTGTATTGATATTGCTGAGAAACTGAAAAGTCTTCCCACTCTTCTGGAACAAGCATTTCAAGATAATCATAGACCTGTGATTCTGCCTCATCTTTATAAGTGAATCGCTCCTTATAGACCGCAAGCTCATTTTCGAACTCATCATCAAAGGTAAGCATAAATCCTTTTTTGTAGATAGCCACTGCTTCACCCCAAAGCTGGAGCACATCATTCTCTGTCATATCAAAAGGTTTTACAAACTGCTGGCCTGCATCCACCAGAACAGGCAGAAAGCGCCGCTCACCAGTTTTGTCACCCAGGTATTCGATTTTATTACTAGTTCTAGCAATAACAAAGTTTTTCGGAAATTTCTCAGATCTGCGACCATAGGACCGACGGAAGGAAAGTTCCGTCTTGGTCACAAAAGCCTTGAGTTCGTCAAAAGTAGTCTTTCTGGAAGCGACCATCTCGTCGTCATTGACGATCAGCGATTTCAGCATAATCTCATAGTTATCTTTGTCCATAAAATCCTTAGCTGAATCTGTATACCAATCGACGGCTATTTTTTGCAAGAAAGTGGTCTTACCAGCACCTTGGCCACCGACAAGATCCAGTGTGTAGTCAAATTTAACCCATGGATTAAAAACCTTAGAGACTGCCCCAACAAAGAACATTACAGCTATTCTCTGGACATAGATACTGTCCTCAGCACCCAACCAAGTTTGAAATACCTGGGCAAGTCGTTCTTTATGATCCCATGACTCATAAGCATTTTCCATATATTCTTTAACCGGATTGTAGGTCTTTTCTGCAAAAAATGCTTCAATACCATCCCTTAATGCTCCAGCCTTGAAAACTGTCTTGAAGTGATTCTCCAAATATACGCTTAGGTAGGATTCAAAGGCTGAAGGTAGCTGCCCCTTCCTCAACTGGATAGCATCCAGTTTTACGTCCTCCACGATTTCGTGTTCACCAGTAAATTCATTGTGTCTGAGAAAGTCGTTGAGCTTGTTATCGCTCTTCATTGCAAGAAGAACATTTCTGGGACTGTCAGCCACAATCGATTCAATCTCAATCTGTTCACCTTCTTCGTTTAAGATTTTTTTCTTTCTGCGCGAAAATTGCTTGATTGAAATATTCGTAACATCACCTATTATGGCCACCCCCCCTCATGTGTTTCTTGATCATCGATTCGACAGTCCTACTTAATTCTTTGTGACTAAGAGGCTCTACCGAATTGTTATTGGCTGTTTCTGCTAGTTGCAGTATACAGTTCGGTTCTACTGATCTGCTCAAGAGCCCCCCTACAAATTTTGCAAGAGTGTCATTTCTGCTACCTTCATCACCAAACCCTAGGACAACCATTTCAAATAATTCGGTTGTTCTGTTTCGTTTGCCAGCACCTTTGCTGATTTGATAGTAGATATTATCCAGATCGCTACCAGAGTTCTTTTTGTTGTATTCCTTCTTAATGGCCATAACAAGAGATCGACTAGCAGTGACCATAGTGCCACCCTCTTTAGATTTTTCTAAGTCCCAGGCATATTCTCCTTTTGGGGTCTTAGATGGAGCAACTAAAACATAGTTATTTGGATGCGCCTTGATGTCGACGCCAGGTAGAAAGCCTATCATTTGAGTCATGGTCACGTCTGGATGCTTAAAGTAAAAGATATGTTTTCCACCACTTGCAGTTCTTGCCTGCAGCGTTGGAGTTATCAAATTCAGATGCTCCCAATTTGCCAAGCTCTCGTATCCGTTATGCTTACCGTGTAAGTCAATATCGATTACGAAGAATTTGTCAGTCCGGACAGCAATGTTGCTATCCGGATACTGACTCCAAAAATCCTCAATTTCTTGCGCAGTCATAGCTGGTTTATCAGCAAATTTGATCATCGGTTGCTTATTTGAAGGACTAATAGGAATAACCGAAAATCCTTTTTTTTGATAAGCCAAGGCATGTTCTTTCATTCCCATTTAGTAACTCCTTAGAATGGTAAATCGTCGTCTTGAATATCCATCGGGTTGTCATTCCCAAATGTATCATTCGAACTTTGTTGATTACGACTTTCCAACATTTGGAAATTCTCAGCCACGACTTCTGTCACGTAGACACGTTGTCCTTGCTGGTTATCGTAACTACGAGTCTGAATACGGCCTGTCACCCCGATAAGTGAGCCTTTTTTAGCCCAGTTTGCAAGATTTTCGGCTTGTTGGCGCCACATAACGCAGTTGATAAAGTCAGCCTCGCGTTCGCCATTTTGACTCTTGAATGTACGGTTTACTGCAAGAGTAAAAGTCGCAACTGCTACATTTTGCGGTGTATAGCGGAGTTCAGCATCACGGGTCATGCGCCCTACAAGTACAGCATTGTTAATCATTATTTTATTACCTCCAAAATTCTACTGAACGTACTCTCATGAAATGAGTATAATCCAGGGTTATTTCTCTTCAAAGGCTTGATAATTTTAGTAACAATTTCTTTTAAGGACATATCTGAAATTTCAAGCCAAAAGAAATCGTTCTTAGTGTAGTTGTAAACACAATCAATTTCTCCGTGCTTATAACATACACCCCAAATCTCACCTTGATGCTGATAAACTAGGATCTTATCATAATAATCAATCTGTAATTCAATCGGACGTTTGCGCCCCAGTTCCGTATATCCCATTACTCAATACCTCTTGCTTTCTTAGCATCTGCTATAATCTTCTGAGCTTCCTTCAATCGATCAGCTGGAATGCTTTCAGGTTTGTCAACACCCATTTTATTGATGAACCATTTTCCAATTGTTGCAGCAGGACTCCCTGTAGCCTCAGCCATATTTTTGAGTTCTGTCCGAATGGCTTTAGCCTGTGCTCCTGTAATTGTTTTGGCTCCGTTACTTTTAGCTGGAGCATTAGCCGGTTGCTTTTGCTGGCTATTTGTTTTTTGAGCTGGTTTTTGCGACGTACGGCCTGCTTGGCTATTCTGATTATGATATTCATCCGTATCAGGATCCTTGTTGTCATCAATCATAAAGAGTCCGTTTAGCGCGTACTTACGTGCATAGCTGGATGCAGCACCTGTAACTTGACTACCATCCATCCCTTTTTTGCTATCATCTTCTCTAGCATAGGCTGTAGTCCCAATAGTTTCACCAACCGCATAAAGAGTCGCAGTTGCTTCAACATAGTACCTGTCACCGATTTGTACAATTCCATCTTGCAAAATCAATACTGCATCGTGTTCCTGTAAGATTGGCTTCAGCGCTTCTAGGATGTCCTCAGCGCTTCGATAGCTATACTTCCCAAAACTGTTATACTGGCCTTTCGGAGCAACCAAACTCTGCTGGATGCTCTGTAAAGTGACAAAGATTGGGGATTGTTGTTTTGTTACCATAAATCCCCCTCTTATAAACTTCTCAATAGATCAAACAAACCAATATTTTTATTCTCGCGCTCGATTTTTTGAACATCGCCACCATTTGGATAAGTTAGATCAAATGTAGCCTTAACCCGAATAATCTCCATTCCGTGTACTTTAGCCAATGCTTTTAGCGCTGTTTTCTGTTCAAGATAACAATCATATGGCATTGTAAGAGCACCTCGAATATCATCCACAAAACCGGCCTGAGTAGCTAATGAAGAACGCTTGTTCTTGAGTTCATTTAAAAAATGTCCGCTTTGTTTGTCACGCATTACAATATAATCACTTGAAAGTTTCATTTTGATTCTCCTTAAAAATAAAATTCAATGACACGCACGTCATGCTGTTGACGGCTGCCTGTTACTCGCCACAGAAGCTGGCGATAATCGTCATAATCACCGTCAGACGGACTGACAGGATCTAAAATTACAATAGTCTTAAATTTATGTTGTAGACCATCCACACCCACACCCAACACCTGGCTCGTGGCTACAACGTTTGTCTGTTCAAGAGAGTCCTTCTTATCTCCTGTCCAAATACCAATTTCTGGATGACGTTCTCGAATGACCTCTACAATCTGCTTAGATTTGCTGACTATCAACATTTCTGTCTTACTAGCCAGCAGAAGATCCAATTGAAGTAGCATTGGAGTATCTGCATTAACAGCCTTCAACTTTGGGAAGTCAACCTCAAATCCTGTCTGGATTAAATATCGTTCAAAAGTCTTTCGACCAAATGTTTGTTTGGCCATGGCATATTTACCATTTTTCCCAACGATGTTCAATTTTCTAAATTGATCTAATTCCTCCGGATTTGCTGTTAGACACCAGATAGGTTCAAAGACAACTTCAAATCCGTTGTTTTCTTCGGCCTCCTCAATATCTTCTACTTCTTCCCAGCGGAAGAAGTTGGGCAGATTACTTACATAGTTTTCATAATCTCGAAAGTCATCCCATTCTTGCTTAGAATAGCTGAATTTGGAATACTTCATCTTGCCGTGGGCTAGTTGCCAGTTTTCCCTTTGATTAGGATCAGCCATACCAAAAAATGTTTTTTCTAGAGGGTAAAAATTTTGCCCCTTCTTCCTGATCGGGGTTGCAGATAGTCCAACTGTATAGCCACGTTTGACCTTGCGATAGGCCTTCACGTTGGCATCGCTAGACATATTCTGCCACTCGTCAATAATGAACACATCGCACTCAATAGACTCACCGCTTGCAAGTCTGTTCTGCAATCTGCGGTCCGTCATGGTTTCTAATTCAAAATCAGTATTATAGCCTAAATTTTTATAGGTACTACTCCAGCCATTCAGAATGGCCAACCGATTATTGATTACTAGGACTTTTTTAGCCCCCTTGTGCTTCGCTATTTCAAAAGCACAGATTGTTTTACCACGTCCACCGTATGCCTCAAGGAAAATCCCAGGACAATTACGGTCACTTCTTTTGACTGCTTCAGCTTGCCATTTGCGTAATTCGATCGCCAATGTCCACAATCACCTCCTCAATATCGTTCCTCTGGGCATAGAAGAGCCCAAGTCTTGCGGCTGCCCTCACATCGTTGTGGTGACTCTTTTCAAAGGACCATAGTCCAAGAGCTTTCAGCAAGTCATTTGGTATATCTGTCTGATAACCTGCGTTACGTTGCAAAACTAAGTCCGGATAACATAGTTCGATAGCTGCAATGGTCTCAACTACTGAGTTGTCCCTGGAATAATCATTATCCCTAACCTCAAATTTTTCAACGACCACTATATCAAACTCAAGACTGCGACCAATCTCTTTAAACCAGGCTTTAAAGTTTTGAGCACCATAAGGGACTACCCAATAGTCAACAAGTTTTGCATTATCCAACAAGACAATCCCTGTTGTTGAGGTTTCAATTTTATTACTGCTTGGGTCAATAGATAAAATTTTCATCAAACACCAACTTTCTCAGTCAGCACTCCTGGATAAAGGGCAGTGTTAAACCAATTTTGTTTATTTACCTTTGCAAAGGCAAATAGCGATTTAACTTCTTTTGCTTGCTTCTCAAATTTTCGAATATCTTCTTCCGATTCAAAGATAGGTTTTTCTTTGTATTTAGCGACTGTGACCAGCTTGTACTCTGGAGTAAACACCGGCTTTTCATTTCCCTGATCAAGATTCGTTTCGTCTACTTTCACAAAACGAATCGCAACATCGAATAGAAATCCTTCTGTAACAAGCACTTCAATTGATTCTGGTCCAATCACAACTGCTAGTGAATCCGTTACTCGTGTTTTATTCATCAATTCCATTACTTAATCACCAACTTTTCTGTCCGGACAAGTTCCGCACCTTTGACTTTCTTGCCAGATTTAAGCAACTCTTTGAGTGTTTTTTTGTCTGGCGCAAGCGTCACTTTTTTTGTAAAATATTTTTTCGGAAGGTCATCTTCGTTGACCTTGACTGATTCTGGATTCTTAGCAATTTTTATAATCAGGGCACCACTCTTGACTTCGGTTTGACCTGTGACATTCATAGCTGTCATAATGTTATCTTTAACATAATCCAGCTTTTTCTGTGCCGCCTGTTTCTTGGCTTTGAAGCTCTCTTCCTCAGCCTTGTACATGACCACGTCGGCTTCTAGATTCTTGATAACATGGGCATATCCTTCGGCTTTCTGTTCGAATTGTTCTTGCCAATCGATGGCCTCAAGCGTGTCTGCTTTTGTTTCATCATCAATATCCATTTGATAAATTGTCAGGAACTGACCTGTTAGTTCATATAAACTAGCCATTTTTTTCTACCTCTCTGATTTTGTTTGATAGTTTTGTTAGTCCAATCCCCGATTTAGTTAAATCAGCGTCGGACGTGAATAGATGATTTTGATTCATTCTAGCGATTTCGTTTTTAGATAAACAAGCTAGGTTTGAAATGTCATAGTTTGTTTTATCTCCGTCTAGGAAAACGATTGAGTAACCTTTTGGTATCGGGCCATGATGTTCCTCCCAAACCTTGCGGTGTTTCAAAACCCATCGATTAGGTTCTCCGATTTTTTCTTTCGGATAGCCGTCTGTTGTATAGTTGATAGTTCCTACAGGTACATAATTCGGAGGTCGATTACCTTTTTTGAACTGCCCGCTATTTTTTGGCATATTGGGGTATTTCTTCCCCTTATTGTGGGGAGTCTGACCTTTCTCGAATCTTCCCGTCAAACCACTGTGTAGATTATTATTTCTCCGATAACTCTTAATCTGTTTCTCAGTTAGTGATAAGCCAAATTTTTGGTTCATTTCATTTGCGACATCACGAGAAATCTTATTTTTTTGAATTGACACAAGATAATCATGTTGCTCCCTCGTCAGCAATCGACCTTGATAGATTTTCCCAACTGGTAATCCAAGGCGTTTGCGTACGCCGCCTATTTGAGTCTTGGTATAGTTTGTCCCAAATTTCTCATTTAGTAACCTGGTTACTTCGGGAGTTAATCGACCATGGCAAATTTCATGCATGTACTCCGTGTACTCATCCTTCCAGCAAAGCGATCGGGGCATTGACTTCACCTACCTTGTCTTTGAATTTTTCAGCATCTAGCGCCAACTGGCCAGCTTGTAGGATTTGACTCGAGATTGCGACCATCTGTTTTGATCGTTGAAGCTCGGTCTTTAATTCATCAGCAGTAAGATCCCTATCATCCAATGTTTCTAGTTGGCCAAAGAGAGTATTAGTTAAATCTGTCAATTTATTTCGGACCATTTCAAACTCCTTCTTCTACACCTTTTGCAAGTCCTTCCGGAGGTTGCACATCATAAGTAAATTGCTTATCTGATTTCTCCAGGTTCATACGTGCAACATTGTTAGCTATTTGCTGACGCTCTTTTTGCTTCATTTCAGCGTGGTCATCCAGCGTATTTACTAGCGACCATATACCGATTCCTACGATTGTTACCAGGTAAATGTATTCCATCATTTTACATTCTCCTTTTCCTTGTAGATTGCTACGATTTTTTCAAGATCAGCAATACGCTGATTGGCATTTTGAAGTTTTTCTTGTGTTTCAATCAGTGATTGATTGAGGTCCAGAGCGACCACTCTCCAGTCCAAATTGGTTTCTTCGACCTCTTCCGAAAAGTAGTTTTTAATTCTTGTTAGTAGGTTCATCCGACTGACCTCATTTTCTTGCTTTTCACCATTTCTTTTTTCCAATCTCGACTGCCTCTGTATTGCAGGTAGGCATCAAAACCTTTAATCGTGACAAGTTGGCCATCATTCCTAAGATGATTCTGTTGGCTAGGTAGCTTCTTCATCTCGCGTCTCATGTCTCCCGCTTGTCGCTTTGAGCATCCAAAGATGTGTTCTAATTCTTCATCATTAGCAGAGACTTTTTCAATGATCACATCTTTAATTCTTACAATTTCAACTGCTTCCATTTTTGCTCCTTTCGTGATATAATTCAGTTAGTTATTTTGATATGCGCCTGACTTCTGTTAGGTGCTTTTTTGTGCTACTCAATCCCATAATCTTCAATAACCTGAAGAATGAAACTGTTCGCTCGTGGACCTTTTGTCGTCCCACTTAGAATGTTTGTTACTTCCTGTCGCTTAAAGCCGTAAGCAACCGCTAGAGTTGTCTTTTTAATGCCTTTCTCTTTTAAGAAAGCATTAACCTTTTCACGACCGTTTGCGATATCTGGCATATGCGTTCCTCCTTTTTACACTTTATGTAAATAAGAAACAACTAAATTTTTAACTATTTTTCTGCATTACACTTGACAACTCACACCAAATTGGCTAAAATGAAAGCATAATAAAAACAATGATAAATCTATAAATACCGTTCGCCAAAACATTTTTTATAGTTTATTTTCTTAGTTGTTTTTTTAGTTATTTCTTACTTACAAAAAACATTTTACACCATTTGGGATAATTAGTCAATCTTTTTACACCAAATTTGTTAAATTTTTTTTGTAATGTCTTAGAGAGGTTGATTTAACAATGTTTGAGACATTTGAAAAAATTAAAGAATTAGCAAAAAAGCGTGGAAAAGCTCTTGGGCAAGTCGAAGAAGACTTGGGTTATGGCAGAAATACACTGTATAAGATAAAAAACTCTACGCCAAATGCTGAGCGTATCGCAGAAATTGCTAACTACTTCAACGTATCCACCGATTATTTACTCGGACGGACAGATAATCCTGCTATTGCAAAGGATGACAAGGAAAATGCATATCTTGGTCCAGCTGAGACTGAACTTGTCGCAGCGTTCAGAAATCAGACCCAGAACATGACCGAGGAAGAAAAGGTTCGTTTTAATAAGGCGATTGAAAGCTTGATGGTAACTGCTAAAACCCTGATGGACGATGACAGTAAGTGGAGGTAATTATGGCTAGAGAAATTATTTCCCGTAGACAGTACATCCAACACTGGGATTACGCCGTCCCGGTGATCGAAGCAGTTTCTCGACAGAATAATATTCCACTTGAACAAGTTACTTTTCAGCACATTATCCGTTACTTTGAACAGACTTACAACCTTCATTTTATCTTCTTTGAAAAGGACCCGTTTCCTATGCTTCCTTCAGCCGGTCTACTTGGATCTGAATACATTAGATATCGAGGGCTTGTCAATCATCCAGATGTTACCTACTTGGATGATATCATCTGTAAACACAATGACGGCTTTACCATTTATAGCAAAGAAAAAGAAAAGTACCTTGTTTATATCAATCAAACACATATCAAAAGACGGGTTATCTTTACCATTTTGCATGAATTAGCCCATATTGCAGCCCATTTTAGCACGGGCCGTTCTGATGAGGTCGCCCTCGCTTGCGCTAACAACTATCAGAGCAATCCGCTAGAAATAGAGGCTAACACCATGGCCTCTCTCTTTTACATCAATAATGAGCGCATGGTCTGGCACCTCAAAAACAAGCACTCATACGAGCAAATTAAACAAGCAAATACAATCAGCGATAACGCCCTTTTTAATCGATTAGTTGATTTTGTTCATTATCGGATATTGAGCTATGATGAATATTTGTTGGACGATCAACAGCAACGACGAGTAGCTATTGACCTCGTTACAAAATACAAACAAGGGAACAATATCTTACAACAATATTATGATATTGACGTGTAATGTTAAAAGCAGATGTGATAGCTGGTGCATTGTGGCAAGGTATTGAGAAAAATAAAAAACCATAACCTCGTCGGCCATGGATAAGAAAAAAAGAGTATAAAGGATTTTAAATAGTTATTATTTTGGAGGTTATTATGAAATTTTGTCCTGAATGTGGCAATCCAGTAGAGGGTTACAAGTTCTGTCCAAATTGCGGTTATTCTATCGCTAACCAAGAACCGACCGAACAACCTCAGCCGGTCAATAAACCGGCTTCTCCATCTCCTGCTCCACGAAGCAGAAAAACGGACAAAGTCGGACCACTTGAGATTGACAGACACCATCGAACTTATCGTATAAACGGAGCTCGGAAAGCAAAGGGATCTTCTGGTTTAATTGGTGGAGCGATTAAAGGTACTGCAAAAGCTACACTTGCGGTTAGTACAATGGGATTGTCTTTGATACCGTCCTTGGTCAAGAAAGATAAGAATGACACAGATTGGTATTCTTTCGAGGATTTAGTATCCTATGAATTGATTATCAATAATGAGACGGTTGTTTCTGGAGGGGTTGGTCAAGCTTTGGTTGCAGGCGCTATGTTTGGAGCGATTGGTGCTGTCGCAGGCGGTATCGTATCCAAACGAAAATCAACTTCTAAAATTTTGAACATGACAGTCCGTGTGACTTCAAATGACTTCAATAAACCAGTTGTATTCATTGACTTGATTAGAAAGCCAGTCAAGAACACTTCAAAAGAGTACAAGGAAGCAGTCGAAAACGCTCAGCGAATCATGGGAGCTTTGGACGTTATCGTTCATAATTCGTAAATAAAAAAATCCCCACACTCGCAAAGTTTAGCGACTCTGAGTGTGAGGAAATCATGTATAAGAAAAACCATTCAAAAGGGTATTTTCTTATACCCATTTTACCAAAAAGTGAGGTTAAAATCAATGTGGATGGAAGAATTGCCAAACGGCAAATATAAATTTTTTGAGCGATACAAAGATCCATATACTGAGAAATTAAAAAAAGTCTCAGTTACGATGGAAAAGAAAACACCTCAAGCAAGAAATCAAGCTATTTTACTCTTGCAGGAAAAGATAAATAAGAAACTAGAAGATAAAAATAAAAACGTATCTGATATAACATTCAAAGAGCTTTATGATGAGTTTGAGGAAAATTGGAAAAATGGAGTTAGAGAATCAACGATCTATGCAGCAAACCATGTAAAGAATGAAATATTTAATCAGATAGAGGGAGATTATCTAGTTAGAAACATTGACCGTAGATTACTGCAGAAAGTAATAGATCAACTGATTAAAGACGGACGCTCAAGGAATTATACCGCCAAAATAAAATTTAAACTCAATCAGATTATGAAGTACGCTCTTAGAATGAATTATATCAATAGCAATGAAATGCTTTTTGTCGAGCTCCCCCGTAAAATTACAACCTCCGACGACTTAAAAAAGAAAAGGACAAAATATCTGGATCAAAAAGAGTTCAACCTCTTTATTAAAACTTTACAAAAAGAGGCTTTGCGTGATTATCGTTTAAACAAGTATATCCGTATAGCTAAAGTCCTTTTTCTAACTGGTATGAGATATGGAGAGCTTGCTGCCTTGAGTTACAAACACGATATAGACTTTTCGAAAAAGACAATCCACATAAGGCATACATACGATTTTAGACTTAAAAAGAGAACTGCACCAAAGACTGCAAAATCAGATAGAATTATAACTGCCCCTCAAAAAGTGTTAGATATTATCAAAGAGCAAATTATAGAGAATACAAAAAACGGATTTGATACTGATTCTATTTTCATCAACACTCTAGGAGAGCCAATAACAAGTGCCAGAGTTATTATACCTTTAAAAAATCATGGTAAAAAGCTAGGTATTGACAAAAATATTACTACTCACATGTTCAGACATTCTCATATCTCTTTGCTTGCTGAATTAGGAATCCCGCTAACTGCTATCATGGATAGGGTAGGCCATTCAGATTCAAAGACAACGCTTGAAATTTATTCACACGTTACCCAGAAAATGGTAGCACATATATCTAGCAAGTTAGAAAAGATAAAACTATAAATTTTGCCCCTTTACTGCCCCTTTTCCCCTCGATAAGATAAACAAAAACCCTTTAAACCATTGATGTTAAAGGGTTTGTTTTATGCACGAAAAAAGAGCACACAACAACTTATGAAGATACGCTATGATACAATCATTTACAATATGCACTAAAATCAAGTAAAAATAATAATCATATACAAGATTCTTACGTGGACTAACGACATTTTACAGCATTTTTGCCCCTTTTTTGCCCCTTTTTGCAAACAAAAAAACCGCAAGCCTTAGCCTGCGGTTGGTGTAATCTAATTTGAAAGTCTTTCTGTTTTTATTTTTCTTCTTTTGGTTTATCAACGACGGTGATAAGCCCGTCTGGTTCGATTTTGAAGGCTGGGTCTGTGTGAAGTTCACCGTTTGCCTTCAGATAGTACCAACCGTCTCCCGATTTGATGAATTGTTTAGACAGCATATAACCATCTTTTTCTTCCATAAAATACCAGGTTTCGCGATATTTCACCCATCCAGTAGCCATGCGACCATCTGACTTGAAGAAATACCAGCGATGGTTGAGGAACATCCAGCCTGTGACCATTGCGCCACGTTTGTCAAGATAGAACCAATCTTTGCCATCATTGAACCAACGGTTGATTAGGCAGTATCCACGTTCATCGAAGTAGAACCACTCATTGTTGATTTTCTTCCAGCATTTTGTCGGATACGAGCCATCTGACTCCTCCCACCACCAGCCGGTTTCATTACGTTTCCAGCCAGTCTGGTCTTCTTGAGGTGGAACGATATATCCAACAATCGAATTTACTGATCGTTCATAGTAGCGACAAGGTCCACCGACATCGAGATAGTCCCAGTTGCCATCGATGTTCTGCTCAATCGTCTTGATTGTAGAACCGTCTGAATCTTCATAGACAAGACCAGTGTGCCCGTAGTTCACGCCATCGCCTGCCACGAAGTTCTTGACGAAGAACCATCCAGCCTTTGGATATTGAGCGCCATAGACGACTTGTAGTCCTGCTGCTTCTGCTGAACGTAGTAAGTCAATAGCATTACCCCAAAGACGTGCGCCAAAGAATTTATAAACACCCATGCACGTTAAATCAGCGCATTGATAGCCGTACATTCCATCATAATCTACACCAGCTCCAGCATCTGCTTTTTCAATAAAGAACTGGATCATTTCATTTGTTTTACTCATTTATATTTTTCCTCTCTTATGGTTAAGTTGTTGGCCAAGGGTCGTCTGTAATATAAGATATTGACGAAACTCTAATATCTCCAATGTCTCTATCGGTTGGTACCGGGTCTGTGAATTGGAATCGTAACATGTTGCTATCTCCAGTACCGCCTAAATACCATGTTCCGTACGAAGTACCTTTATCGTTATAAATCGGACCGATTAACGATGACGGTGAGCGATAACCGTAAGGAATTCCGCCTAATCCTAGAATAAACACATTTCGTTCGCGGTCACTAGGTTGTAGCTGATACCCAGGACCACCACGGCGCACAATACCAAACCAACCCCAAGAGAGCCCACCGAATTGGTAATATACTGTATTGTTAACTCTGCGAATCTGTAAGTAAGAATTACCTAACTTAGAAACGATGTTTTGTTTTTTCCAACCTGTATCGCCGTCTAATACAGCCCAACCTTGGTTTCCTGAAGGAGTTCGTTTAATCCATTTCAAGGCTCCATTTGTCTTAGCTGTGTCAACATAGGTTTGACCTAGTGTACCTTCGACTTTACCATTCGGCATGCCAGTACCGGTAAGCTCACTAGACGAAGTTGAAGCATTTTGACTGGAAGCTGGTAAGATAATACTTCCACCACCATCTGAAAGTGACACGATATTTCCATTGATGCTGATTCTTTGAGGAATACCTACACCATCACGACCGTTTTCACCTTTTGGACCAGTTAAACCAATAGGTCCTTGAGGTCCGACTGGTCCAGGTAAGCCAGCGGGGCCTTGTTCCCCTCGTTCTCCACGAGGACCTGGCTCTCCATCTCGCCCACGCTCGCCTTGTAGCCCTTGCAATCCTTGAGGGCCGATATGACCAGGATCTCCCTTGTCGCCTTTTGGTCCTTGAGATAGAGCAACGTTCTGCAACTCTAGCTTGGTTGCAAACTGACTTGTGTCAATATTAGGCTTATTCTCTAAAGCCACTACACGCTCTACAAGTGGCTTGTCATTATAGATAGTGTCATTGTCAGGCTTTGTCTTCAACACTTCGATATCGGCTGAAATATGGCTTATTTCACTACGAATATTGCTGTCGTCATAAGTGCCACCTTGCTCTTTGATTTTTGCAAACAGTTCGTCCAATTCTTGCTTGGTCACAATGTCATTGACATTAACAATTCGCCCTGATTCACGTTCGACAAGTGGTTTCTTAACTGCCTTGTCAATTTCACTCACATGAACATTAAACACAAAGCTATACACATCTGCTGACTGCTCTACCTTCTCGAAGTAGATATAACCAATAACGGGTTCATCCATAGTGATTAGCGATGTATCAAATTGAACCGTAAATGAATTATCTTCGATTGCTGCGTCTACTTCATGGTATCGCTTAGTGCCTCTGAAGTAGAATAAGCAGATAACCTTAGTAGCGGTCAAATTATCAACCGTGAATTTGAATTCAGCAATGCCTTTGTCCTTGCTATAAAATTCTTGATAAAGTCTATCTACATCTCGATTGTTGGGTGAAATGGTTAATTTCTTTTCAATAACCTTCTTCAAGCGCTACCTCCTTTCTTCAAAAAGAAAGAGAACCCAAAAGGGTTCTCAAATTTATTTTTCAGACCACGCATCGTTCATCTGCTTAACCGCAGATTCAACGAATGTGTCCAAATCTTTATCAGTCATGCCAATATTGTATTTGTTCAATTCAGCACGGATTTTGATTCGAGCTTGTTCTAGCTTCTCTTCGCCTTTGTAGCCAGTTTCAGCGGATACTTGTTCCACGGCATTGACCGCATTTTTGGCTAAAACTTCGACAATCTTGACCGTCTGTTCGCCACCTTTTTTGATAAGGTATTCCTTGATTGATTTGACTGCGATTCCAGTCAAGAT